GCCTCGAAAGACAACATTGCAAGCCAACCGCAAGGTTGACCTGTTTTGGAACGCTTACGAGGCGGCACTTGGGAGACGGCCCCCCACCCTTACGGGGGGAGGCCGTCATGTGACGCCTCGCGACCTCACGGTCGCGTTCTCTGGATTGGCACTCCACTATCCCCCCCCCCACACCCGACGATTGCTCGTCGGGTGCTGGGAGGCCCTCCTGTCCGTGACCATCGCCATGACCGGTGATGTGACCTGGGGGAACAAGTTTCAGAACTGGAGAAAACTCCAGCTCCAAAAACTTGCCCTCTGGGTCGTCACCACTGGTGCCCATTCGGGCGCGGGCTTCACCATTGCCTTCGTTAAGAAGGCAGCTGGTCAAGCCCGCCTGACGGTGGTCGAGGGTGTGCCACTTGGGGCGGAAGCTCGGTTCCTGACGGGACTCATGCCTGGCATGACGTCTCGAAAGGGGCTCGAGCAATTCGCCTTCTGTGGCCGCGCCCTCCCGGAGGGGGATGATCGTGTCGCGAAGAAGAGCCTCTCGGCCCATCTTCGTAACATGGTCACCCCTCACCGGACGGACCTGGAGTTGCTCGTAAGAGCCCATTCCTACGCTCGATCGTTCGCTGAAGCCAACCTCGGTAACTACAAGGATCCTAGGATCTCTTGCAGTCCGAGTGCTGTCTATGCGCACGGTCGATCGAAGGGTGGGTGCCGTGAGGCGGTACGGCGGAAGAGGAAGGAATTACTTCCGGACTCTTCCGAAGTACCGTTCGGGGGCTTCCTTGGTGACAAGGAAGTCCTGATCTCACGGTACAACTCCAGTTCCCTCGCGCTGCTCAAGGCGTCGACGTTTGTGGTTGCCACAACGCCGATCCTTGACCACCGTGTCTGTACCATCCCCGAGAGGGGTTGGAAACGAAGAATCGTTTCCGCCCCTCCCGAGGAGGCTTCGCTCGCCGGTGGGGCCCTCAACTCTAAGATGCTTGCATCTCTGAGGAGGGAGCCCCGCTGCGCCGGTTTCCTATCTGGGAACCGTCGCAAGGCGGTCGAAGACGCCGCCCGGGGCCACACTAGTGGCTTCCAGGTGGTGTCTACAGACTTGACGGCGGCCACTGACGCCCTCCCTCACGATCTCGTGAGGGCGGTCGTCACTGGCCTGTGCGAGGGATGGAAGGGCCTCCCAGCCGAAGTAGCGGAGGCGTTGCACGCCCTTACGGGCCCGCAACGTCTCCACTACCCCGATGGGGTCGTGGTCGACTCGGTTCGGGGTGTGTTGATGGGACTTGGGCCTTCATGGCCCATTATGTCCATCATACACCTCTTCTGGGTCGACTACGCCGCATCAGGCCTTGGTCCGGTGGCGGTCCGGGCCGGCCATTTCAACACTGCCATTGGCGGTGATGATCTGGTCGGCTTCTGGCCGCCCGAGCTCGTGGAATCCTACCGTTCCGTCGTGAGACGGTGCGGAGGGTCCTTCTCCCAGGGGAAGGACTTCCTGAGCTCGGCCTCCGGAAACTTTACCGAGATGTCCTTTGACGTCTCGGTTCGGTCTCCGGGGGTACCGGGCAAGGTTCGCTGGATGGGGGGGATCCCGACCAAAGGACTCGTTGACCTCTCCCTCGATCTTGAGGGGGAGGCCTTCGAGTCCTTCGGGTCCGACACTGGTAGGGGGACGAAGGCCAGGAGAGTGATCTCCTGTCTCCGTCCCGGAAGTTGGAAACGGTGCCGCGAAAGCGGCGTCGTTCCCTGCTTCCCCCGGGCCCTTGGGGGCGCGGGTCTACCGGTGCGACGCGGTTCAGTCGCGAAGGTCCAAGGACCTAAGTGGCTGAGGCTTGGTGTTGGAAAGCTCCTTTACGGGGCCGGCCAAGACCAGGTCCCCAAGACTCCCCCTTCATGGGTAGAGTCTCGGGACCGCGTTGCGGTCGCCTCACGGCGACTAGCGGACTTGACTTTGGATCAAGAGTCCGACTTCGGGATGATCAGTTTCACAACTGACCCCTCAAAGAAGGACGGGAAGGTGTTGGTCTCGGACTGGTTACAGAACGAGACCGCCCTCTTCTCGGCGAGTCAGTTATTTTCTGATTCGCCTCTTCCTCCAAGTCAATCGGGCTTGGCCGACCCGAAGGCCCACGGTCGCTTAGTACGACGGTGGGCCGACAGGAAGGTCAAGAGTGGAGTGCCAAACGGTCTGGCCCTGAGGGACAACCGGAATTCCCGGTTTGCCCTCCTGGCCAGGCTGGCCCGGAACCGATCCACCTGGTGGGTCTCTCCGTCTTTCGACGCAGATTCCTACTTCGGTGGAGAGGTTCCGGCCTAGAGCGTCCAAAGCGCGCAAGCGCACAATGGGTTCGCCC